CCCCCCGTCAATCCGACTCCACCCCCACTCGTGAGGCCCACGCCGCCGGATCCAGCTGCGTCAGCCGCCGCCGGGGCGGCCACCGCCGTGTCCCCGAGCAGGTATTCGCCTCCGTAGTACAGCGCCGCCAGTTCTGCCAAGGTCTTTGCCGGGGGCGAGCTGATGGCGGAGCTGACCGCGTTGCCCACGCCGCTGACGGCGTTGCCCACGCCATTGACCACGCCCGAGACGGCGTTGCCCGCGCCGCTGACGAGGTTGCTGATGTCATTGCCCAGGCCGCTGACCGCGTTGCTGATGCCGCTGCCGATGTCGTCTAACCATCCCATGATCTTCTCCTAATACGTGCCGGTGGCGGTGTTCAGCGCGTCGTGCACCGCTGAGTGCTGATACATCCAGTCATCGAACTGGTCCTGTTGCGAAAAGTCCACAACTCCGAGGTCAGGTGCCTGACCCAGGCCGAGCGCTTGGTACTCGTTTTGGTGCAGCGTAGCATGAAGTTGCAGCCAGTCAAAGAGCGCCCGTTTGTCCTCTTCCCCGATGTTCGGGTCTGCCTTCATCTGGCGCACCCAGGTGTCGACTGCCGCTTGGCTGTCCAGCGTGGCGTTGGGCAGGGAGAAGGCCTGCGCGTTGGTGATCACGCGGTCGATCTCTATGTGGGCGAGCCGGTGCCAGAAGAAAAAATCCTTGATGCCGGCCTCGTCCCCAAACCGCGTCTGGCTTTGTGGCTGGATATTCATCACCACCTCCGCGTCTTTTCTAGTTCGATGCCGATCAGGCGAATCTGGTTCAAATTGGCCGTGCCGGTGAGCGTCAGGCCCATGTACTTGCCCCCGCCGTTGTTCGCCGGCGAGGTGAACAGCTGGTAGCCCAGGTTCGACAGCGTCCAGTTGACGATGGCGGAGGAACTGTTCGTCCAGCCGACCGTGGCGTTGCTATTGTTGACCCAGGCCACGTGCTGCAGCGAGACGCCCAGCGTCGAGGGCTGCGAGCTAAACTCGGTGTCGATGGTCGCGCTGATGCCCGTGGTGGTGCTCGAGCCGTTGAGCACGGCGCCGACGCCCGCGATGAGGCCCTGCTTGTCGAGTATGGGCGTGCGCGCGTCCCACAGCTTGGTCTTGACCGTCCACGTGTTCGGGTTGCTCGCGCTGATGAGCGCGTACATCGAGTTGCCGGCCCAGCCGAAGGCCGACACGAGCCCATTGACGGGGAACGAGAAGGTGCAGCCGAGCTGCGTGCTGCCGACTTGCTGATTGGTGAACCACCAGCGCCCGCGGAACAGGAAAACGAGCATGCGCCGCGCAACAGGGGTAGCCTGCGTGCCGCGCACGAAGCTGTCATTGAAGTTGACGAGGAAGCCCGCGCACAGGATGTTGTTGACCATCACCGGGCAGCCGTAGATCGTGCTGCTGAAGTTGATCGCGCTCACCAGCCCATCGATCTTGTCGCTGATCTTCTCCGGTGTGGCGCCAGACATGATGTAAAAGCCCGACGCGTTGGCGAACGCAATCGTGCGCAGGTACGCGAAGATTGACGTCTGCTGGCTGCAGCCGATAGAGGCCGACGCGTTGATGCGCGAGAACTGCGCGATGCCCGCCGACGACACCGTGACGTTGTTCAGGATGTCGACCGAGTCGTCGCCGAAGATGTAGAGGTAATTGTTCGCCGCAAAGAGCGCGGTGATGTTGTTGTTCAGGTACGAGTCATTGATGGTGAACGAGCCACCACTGTTCGCCAACGAGTAGTACGAGCCCACGTCCGTGTAGGTCACCGTGCGCTTGAGCCCGACCCACACGCGGTTGGCGTACACCGCGATAGACGTGCCGGTGGCCGTGCCGGTTGTGGCTATGGTCATCGAGTAGGTCACCCACGCGGCGCCGATGAAGGCCTGCACGATTGGCGCGCTGTAGCCCGAGCCGCTCGCGATGAGGAAGGGGTTGCCGACCTGCCAGGACACGGTGAACGTCGCGCCCGAGCCCGTGCCGCCGGTGACCGCAACGGCGTTGCCCGGGGCTGCTTGGTAGTAGCCCGTGCTGGTGATCGAGATGCCGCTGATCGCGCCGCCCGTGACCGCCGTGACCGTCAGGATCAGCGGCTGGTTCTGCTGCGCGAACACCGCCTGGGTCGCCGTGGTGAGCGTGCCTCCGGTTGCGGTCAGCCGGTCGCCAATGGAGTAGCCCGTGCCGCCGGCAGCCACCGTCACCGAGACGGCGCTCGCGCTTGCGCCAATCGAGCCGCCCGTGCCGGTGGAGTCGAAGATGCGCAGCGAGGGCACCGTGCCGCCACTGAGCTGGCCCAGGTTGGTGTTGGACACCGCAGGCGAATAGAGCAGCCCCGACAGATTGGTGAACACGCCTGCCGCCGTCACGCCGTAGTCGTAGTATCCGGCCACGGGGTCGACGATCAGCACGCCGGTGTTGGACCAGGGCGTTGCCGCAGTCTGCCCGCTGGTGTACTTGCCGGTGGCGATCTTGGCCCACGTGGCACCAATCGTTGTCTGGCCGATCCACGCGTTGCCGCTGTTGGACCAGATCGCCAGGGTGTAGTCGACGCCTGCGTTTTTGAAGTCCAGCGAGAGAGTGGGCGCGCCGCTCTCGCCGGCCACCGTGACGTACGCCGTCGAGGGGCCCGCGATCACACTCAGGTTGCCCGGCCCCACCGGGATGACTTCTTCGAGCCAGGCGAACTCGTTGTCTCCAATCGCCTCGCGCGGCGACTGCAAATTGACCCCACCAAAGTCGCGCAGGACGATGGACTCCGCGGAGTGCTCGCCCTTTATTTTCTCTTTCGGGTCATTCGCTAGGTTGATCCCACCCATTGCGCCGCTGCCGCCGCGAGAGCCTGCCATGGTCAGACCTCATAGGGGTTGGGGACGCGTCGGGTGTAGGCGGCGGAGCACTCGCGCACGCGGCGCGAGTAGGTCTGGAGCAGCATCTCGGCCTCGCCAAACGCCTGCATGTTGAGCTTGGCGAGGTAGGCCGAGTAAAACTTGATGGGGTCCTGCATCACCACCGGTATTGGGTCGTTGGTGACGTAGTCGGCCAACGCGGTCGGCAGGATCACGCTGTCGATCTCGATGGCGTAGCTCTGGTCCGGCGGCGGGCCCACGTAAAACTGGGTATTACCGTACACGGACCACATCACCGGCTGGCGCTGGTAGGCCGTAGAGAGCCACAGCCGCAGGCGCGCGCTGAACGAGGTGAAGGGTTGCCACAGCAGCGCGTAGCGCTCGGACCCCCAGATCACGTTGACGCCCAGGATGTCGTAGGTGTTGACGTTGACGACACCGGTATTGATTACCGCGTTCGCGCCAGCACCTGTGTCGGTGATAACCGCCGTAGGGGCAGTGGTGTAGCCGCTTCCGAAACTCGTAAAGTTTATAGCGTTGACCGCGCCGCCACTCTGAGTTAGAGAAGCAGCTACACCACTACCCCCTCCGCCGCCCGTGAAGGAGACAGAAGGGTTCGTGTAACCCGAGCCTGGGGTGGTGATAACCGCGCCGGAGACCTGACCGAAGGTATAGACTTCCTGCCCCGCGGTGAGGTAGGTAGACTGCAAGGTGCGCAGGCAGCCGGTGTCCATGACGACTTGCCGGCGCGCCTCGTTGATGTACCGATCCAGCTGCGCGATGGACCAAATCTGTTGGTTCGGGTCGTGCAGCAGGTCGGCAACTTGCGTTTCATACAGGTTGAGCGTGGTCACTCAAAGCCCCATCAGATCAAGGCCGAACTGCTCGCGTCCTCGACACTCTCGACAGGGGCCTCGACCATTACCGCCCGGGTGAACACGAACTTTGCCAGCTTTTTCACGCCAGCCGGGTCGTCCACCCAGTTCTTGATCGCCGGGTCGTACTTGTTGGCCCAGCCGAGGCGGGACAACGTGTCGGTCTTGTCCGGCATGTTGAAGCCGAACATGTGGACGGCCGCATCCACCGGCACGGCGACACGCTCTTTCGGCGGGAACTCGTAGTCCCGGCCGTTAAAACGGTCGCTGTGGTGGAAGTCGTTCGTGTTGGTGACGAAAATTTCTTGGGGCATAGGTCAACTCAGCCGGTTGTGCTCAGATGAGCGGTTGCTGTTCGGGCTCCAAGGGTGCGGAGGGCACCTTGGGGTCCTCGGGGGTCTCCGCAGGCGCGGGCGCGGCGGTGACCGAGTCCTTGGCTTGCGCCAGGGCCTCTTTCACCTCGTGCAGCGCGCCAGCGGGGAACTGAACGACCACGCTGGCCTCGGGGTGGAACACACCCTCGAGTTGGGCCAGCGCGGCCTCGACGGCGGCGATCAGGCGCAAGGTCATGCTGTGCTCCTTAGAAGGGATACAGCAGCAGCGTGTCGGACGCGCCGCCCACGTTGACCGTGGTCACGGCAGCGGTGGACGGTGCAGCACCGGTCGAGAACGCCGCGAAGGTCGGGACCGCTTGGAAGTTGACACCCCCAAACGGGCCGGCCAGGGACGGCAGACCGGTGGTCGCGGCCACGGTGACAGGCGGGTACACCGGCACCGACAGCGCCTTGTCCAGCAGAGGGTTGGTGTTGGCGGCCGAGCCGGCAACCACACCACCCTGGAACACGCCCCCCGCGGCCACGTAACCGACACCAGGCGTGGACTGGGTGAAGCCCGTGCAGGTGAAGTTCATGATCGCGGTCACGGTCGGCGCTGGGTTCGAGGAGCCGCCGAAGGTGAACGTCGGCACTGCGGTCAGCGCGGTGCCGTAGAACAGCGGCCACATTGCCAGCAGCGCGCCAGAACCGACCTGCGCGGTGTTAGCAGACGCCCAGCCGAGCACTGCACCGCCACCAGTGACGTCGCCGGGCTGCGGGACCACGGTGATCATGGGCAGGCCCAGGAGACCAGCACCCTGTTGGGTGACGGTAACCGAGTTGATCACGCCACCGGAGATCGTGCAGACCGCCGTGGGCAGGATGTAGGGCTGCGCGCCTTGGTTGGGCGGGGGTGCGAACACGATCAGCGGCGGCTTGGTGTAGCTCGTGCCGCCCGAGGCGGTGTAAGCCAGACCCAGCGCGTTGAAGCCCGAGTTATTCTGGTACACCGTGCCGGTAATACCGATGGTCGTGTTGACCGCGCCGCCGACGATGGCGTTCCAGGCGGAGCCGCCGGCAGAGGGCGTGATGGTGAACACGCTGTTGCCGATGGTCGTCACGCCGTTTTGGATGACCACGGCCTGCGACTGGCTGTTGAAGCCATAGAAGCCGTTGGTGCCGCCGGAGCCGGCCGCCGTGATGATCGCGCCGATGGGCGTGCCCGTGGTGTTTGCCAAGCGGTAGTTCTGGCCATCAGAGGAGATGGTCAGGATCGCGCCGGGGGCCACGTTGACGTTGCGCCAGTACTGCAGCGCCTGGTCGTACATCTGCAGCGTGGTGTATTGGCCCAGCTGGATCACGTACTGGCCGGTCAGCGTGTTGCCAGCGGCGATCTGGGGCGCCACGACCGAGCCAAACGTGCCGATGATGCCTTGCCCGGCAGGCAAGGTGAAGGTCGCGCCAGCGGGCAGCGAAACCGGGATCGGCGCTGCGGGCTGGTTGACGAGACCGGAGATTTTGTTGAAAGACATGGTCGGTTACTCCTTAGATGGTCACGAAGGTGAAGCCCGTCACGACCGTGCAGACCTTGGGCTTGGCGCACACCAGCTCCAACAGGCTCAGAATCGCGCCAATGTAGCCGATCTGGAAGTTGGAGAGGGTGGACTCGAAGCCGGTAAAGGCAAAAGCTGCGCGCTCGTGGATGTAGAACGCCATGTAGCCCGTGTTGAGCAGGTACAGGGTGCCTTCCGGGCAGTAGGGATCGCAGTAGATCGGCACGCCGGCGACCATCAGCGCACGGAATGCGGAACGCGCACCCCAAGGCTCGTCGTCAAAGCCCTTGTCGGGCGTGATGACGTACGACTCGTTGGGCAGGTAGTCGTTTGCCAGGGTCTGCCAAGTGGCCGGGCCCATGACGCCGAAGGTGGGCAGCTCGCCGCCGTTCTTGAACGTGCCGGTGATGTACTGCATGACCAGCGCGCGGGTCGGGTTGACCGAGCCGGCGGCATAGCGCTTGGCCTTGAGCCAGGGGTTGAGCGTGCGCGACTGGTTGCCGTAGGACACCAAGTTCGTGCCGTCGTCCACCGCGCCGGGCAGGCCGATGACCTGCTGGTTGTTCGAGGTGTTGTTGTACAGGGCGGTGGCGACACCATCGCAGTACACGTTGCCTGCGTCGTTCATCCGCGCGGCGAGCAGCGGAATCACTTCGTGCGCGTCTTGCAGGAGACCCTCAAAGCCCAGGTACGGGATTGGGATCACGGCGCCCTTCAAGTTGAACTCGAGGTTGGTCACGCCAGGCTGCACAGCGGGCTGCGAGAACGAGCCATCGTAGCCCACCCACTGCATGTTCACGAACTGGGTGCCCTGTGCCGGGATGGTTACCGAGGACACACCACCGGACGCGGGCTGCGAATTCGCAATCAGCGCGGCGGCCAGGGGGCTGGTGTTGTATATCTGGACGACGAGCTTCTTGACGAAGGCTCGACGCGTCACATACTGCAGTTCCTGGCCTAGCGACCCAGAACCGCCTGCGGGCATTACGCCACTTCCGAGTACCGGCATAGTTCAACTCCTAAATGTTAATGATTCTTCCGCCGGTCAATCGGAAGGGTTCTGCTTTCAGTTTGCCATAGCAGGCCCGAGGCCCGCAACTTTTCCTGCTCGAATGTCGTTCAACGCGGCGAAAGCCTCGTTCATGGCAATCTTGTCGAGCGCTGCTTTGTTGCCAATTCCTTTGCCCCAGACGTCCTTCTCGGGCATGTCAAAAGTCGGGGGATTGATCGACGACGGCGTGGGCACCGCGGTCTGCTTCGAGGCCGCGTGCACGCGTGCTGCGGCGTCGTACGTGGGGATTGGGTTCTCTGCGTCGGTCATCAGCTTTTCGACCTCGAGCATGTCCGCCTCGTTGAGCTTGTACTTGGCCTTGGCCGCACTGCGCGCCTTCTCCATGCGCTCGCGCACGTCACGCTCGAGCAGTTTCTGCTCCAGCTTCTTGCGCTCGGCGCGCTCTTCCTCGATGGCCGTCATCGCGGCATCTTTGGCGTCAATCTCGGGGATGATCACCGTGGGGTTGAGCTTCTTGACTTGGCGCTGCACCAGCTCACGCGACGCGGGGTCGTTGAGCAGGGACTGCAGAAGGTTGTGCGACCCCTGGGTTTGGCGCGCAAACGCCAGGAGCTGGTCAGTTGTAAGATCTTCGAGTGACATGATGGTCCTTGGTCAAAAAGGGATCAGGTCGATTAAGACCGACCGCCGTTGGGCTTGCTGATGGTCAGCGGGTTCTTCTGGGCGACGCGGTGAGGGGCGTCCAGACCGCCAAACTCGGCGTACCGGGGCGGGTTGATGATCTGACCGTTCTCCTTCTGGGGATCGGTCGGCTTGCGCAGTCCGTCAGGACTGGGTTTGAGGTAGCGTTCGCCTGCCATGATGTTCTCCTAGCCTTGCGGCATCTGGGGTTGCTGAGGGGGTTGCGGGGGTGCGCCGGGTGGCTGCCCACCCTGCTTCATTTGCTGCATGATCATGCGCTGGATGTCGGAGCCACCGCCCATCTGGGGGAGCTGGCCGACCATGCGCATGACCTCTGCTGGCACAAGGTCGCTGTTGTCCTTGTCGGCGGCCAGCGGGGCCATCGAATTCAGGCACTTCAGAATCACCTTGTACTCTTTGTCTTCGGGCCCGAACGCAGTAAGCGCCTGCTCGAGCATGTTCTGCGCGATGTGCAGGTTGCTCATGGCTGCGGCCTTGAGACCCTTCTTGTCTTGCGGCGCGGCCGTGGGGCTGCCAGCAGGGGACTGGTGCCCCAGGCCGCCGGACGGAACCCCGCCACCACCGGCGGGCATGCCACCAGCAGGCGCGGGCCCGCCGGGTGGGGGCGCGCCGCCACCACCTTGCTGGGCCATCATGCGCTGCATGACTTCGGGAGGAACGCTCACGAACGTCCCCCGCGGCGCTTCTTGCGATACGTGTGGTGTCCAGCCATGATCAGCTCCTTGCCTTGCGCTTGGCGCGCTTCTTCGCGCGCTTGTGGGCGTACATGCCGCCACCGCCTCGAGTCCGTGCAGGTAGCGTCATAGTCAGCTCCTCGTCTTGCGACGGCTGTGGGCGTAACGACCGCCACCGCCGCGGGTTCGTGCGGGTAGTGCCATGTTAACCTCGTGTCTTTCGACGTTGGTGGGTGCGGGCGCCCTTGGGTTTGCCGGGTCGTGCTACAGCCATGACTGTTCTCCTAGCCTTCCCGACGGCGGTTGCGCGCACGGGCGCCCGGGCGCGGCTTTGCGCGTGCGGGGGCTGCGGGTTGTGCGGGTGCTGTTGCCATGGGTAGCGCTCCAAAAATTAGGTGCCCACCCCGGCAAAGGGGTGGGCGGGGGTTTTGCAATTGCAAGTCAGACAAGGGCTTTCGCCCCTGCGCTTACTTGCGCTTGCTGCGGCGGTGCTTGCGGGCCATGATGGACTCCTTCTATACCAACGGGCCACCCGAAAAAGGGGCGGGCAGCCAGACCCCAGTCAAACCAAATTCTTATCCGCGCGACTTCGAGCGGGACGCGGCGCCACGCTTCATGTGCACCGAATACTTGCCCCGGGGCGACTTGTTGTAGTCGCGCTTGTAAGCCTTACCCGGCTGGTGAGTAGTCCTCATTTGTGTCCACCTTTCTGCGCTGCTTGCGCTTGCTGGGCCTGCATCTGTTGCTCGTGCGCTTTCTCTTCCTTTGCCTGCAAGACTTTAAGCTTCTTCTGCAGCACTTGCAAATTCGGCGGGTCGTACATTTCGAGAAAGGTCTCGCGGTCGATGACGTGGGCTTCCAGCATTTTCTCGGCATCGACTTTTCGGTCTTCCACGAAGATCGGCGAGCTGCTATGCGCGTCGACCTTCACCTCGTAGTCGGTTGTAAACTGGCTGGCGATAAAAGGCAACTTTTTGGATTCATCCGCGGGGTCCACCGCGAAGAAGCGCTGGTCAGAATGGTCCTGCACGTTGCGCAGCATGAGCGTTGCCAGCTCGCTGGCGCACTCTTCGAGCATGGTGGCACGCGCCTTGGGCCGGCTCGACCCCAGGCGGGCCATGAGATCGGCCTGGCCCTTGGAGCGAACGCCAGACTCGCCCTTGCCCTGCAGGATGTGGCCGATGCCCGCGGTGTCGTCGAACATCTTGTCGATCTGGTCGAGGGATGCGAAGACGTTTTCCGGCATCTTCGGTGCGTGCGTCTCGATCTTGGCCGTGGGGGTGTTCATGCCCAGGATGCCGCCGGCGCGCTTGAGCGCGAGCAGCTTCTCCTCAGCAATTCCGGTGAGGCCTGAGCCGCTGATCGGGGGGTCCGACTGCTTCTTTTGCAGGTTGCGAATGTTCGCCACGTCCTCGGTGCGCCAGTCCTGCAACCAGGCCAGCTTGGCCGAGAAGCTGTCGCCCCAGAAATAGTCGTACAGGTTGGACTGCGGACGGATGACCACGAAGTGCGGCATCTTCGCCACGCCAACCACGGCCTGCGGGCGGTCGTAAATGACCACCGAGGGGCTCGCCATCGAGACGATCTGATAGTCCTGTGTGTCGTCATCCCAGACGTACAGGTCCACCATGTCGACCATATCGGCCTCGACACGGGGTGCGTAGTTGTAGCTCGCACGCCCGCCGGCCAGGCCGTTCTCCACCGTGCCGCCGGCCGTGCCGTAGGTTGCCGCAATCGAGCCGGAGACCCCTCCCACCGGGTTGGAGAGGATGAGGCGCGACATGCCCTCGCTCATCCCGGACGTGGCGCTGCTGCCGCCCTTGCCGATCTGGGCCATGATGGTCGCGCGCCGCGGGTTGCCCAGCAGGTCAGAGTTGAGCTGCGTCTTGGTCGTGGTGTAGCACATGCAGAACGCCTCTTGGTCAGAGAGGTCGACGATGTCCTCGCGCAGCACGCCGAACTGGTGGGGTTCAACGAGGTAGGTGCGGCACTGGTTCATACGCCACTGCGCCTTGATGATCATGGAGCCGAACACCAGCGACCACTTGGCCGCCAGGCCAAAGCGCATGTGCGTACCCGAGGTGCGCCATTGCTCGGTGATCTCGTCGGAGAGCTTGGGCACTTTGAGCACGTCGGCGTCGTCGGCCGTGGTGCCCAGGTGGATGGAGAAGCGCGTGCCCTCGGGCGAGTAGATGAAGCTCGCCAGGGTCTCGATGGTGCTCTCGATCTTGTTGTACGGCGCGCCCGACTCGTCCGAGGTGCCGAACAGGTAGTAGTTGCGCGCGGTCTTGTAGAACTCAAAGCGGTCGGCGCGCGAGGCCAGACACTGGCGCGTCAGCTCCTCGTAGAGGACTTTGCGCTCGACCGGGTCTTTTGGGATTTTCACTTGACAAATCCTTTATCCCCCGCGGCTCGGGTGATCTCTGCCTTGGGTAACGGGGTGCTCAGTACGGGTGAGGTGTTCGCCAGCGCACGCAGCCCGTTGTTGTTGGTGATGTAGGGGTCGCTCGGGCCTTGGCCAACGGAGGCCACCAGCGGCGCCTGGGCGGCCTGGACCATCTCGCCCATGGGTTTGCCCATCACGGCCTTCACGTCGTCGCCCCAGAGCAGCTCCTGGCCGATGGGTGCGCGGCCCGCGAATCCCTGCTCGCCCGCCCGCGCGGTCTTCCAGTCGGGGATGTTCATCATCTCGGAGGTCTTGCGCAGGCCGGCGTCGAAGCGCGCGTACTTGCCTTGGCTGACCGAGACGGGGGTGCGGAACTCGCGGGTGACGTTCTCGGAGTCACAGCCCATGTGCGGGCAAATGGCGTGGGTGCCCTCGAAGCCGCCATGGCGTGCGCACTTCCACTCTTTAATTATTGCCATTTTGGTGACTCCATTTGATTAAGGTTGCGCCCCATGACAAGTCGACTTTCGCCCTGGGGGGCTCTACGACGCCGGGCTTGGGCGGGATTCTGCGGATTACATACCGGTCTCCTTCAAGTACCTTGACGAGTAGACCCCTGTCAAATAGCTCGAAGAAGTAGGATAACTGAAGCTGTAGGGAGTCGTCCACTTCCCGCCCTTTGTGCGCGCAGGCGGCCAGCACGCTCAGGCCTACGCCCGTGTGCTCGGCGATGTCGCGCAGGCGCAGCTCCTTGGTGGGTTTGGACTGCCCCCGCCGGGGGATGGTGACCAGCAGGCGCTGCTGGATGAGCGCCTTGGGCATGACGTAGGCGGGGGCGATGCGCGTCATCGTGGCGCTTTGAACTCGATGCCCTGGCCGGTCAGGTACTTGAGCACGGCGCGCTCGACGGTGGTCTCGGTGTGGGGCTCGCCCGGGTCGCGGTTCTCGAGCACGTAGGCGCGGTTGCCCACGCGCATCTCTTCCATCAGCCAGTCGTTCCACGCGACGACCGCGATGGCAAGCGCGATAACCCGGTCATCCTTGGCGCGGCCCTCGCCGCCGATCTGGTCCCCGTTCCTGTGGATGTTGCGCAACTGGCTGATCGTCGCCAGCGACTTCAAGCGGATCATCTCGCGCTCGAAGTAGTTGCGCAGCGTCGACATCATGCGTATTTTCTCTTTGGCGTTCGTCTGCCACTGGTACGCAAATGATCCGAATAGCGCGTCTTGCTTTTTCCAAAGGTAGTCGCGCATTCCTCCCACGACATCATATAGGCCGAGTCGTGGATCGCCTTTCTGCATACTGCCAGCAGCACGCTTGAGGTTCTGTAACTCATTGAACACTGCACCACCGGGACCCTGCATCTCAAGGCAAAGCATGGCTCCTTTGTAGCTGCCTGCAAGGTGTGCGATGGCCCACGCATACTGAGCTTCGTTCCAATCAGGAGTACCAACTTCTGCGACCTGTTCCACGCAGTCCGCGTAAACGCGCAGTACGCATATGGCAAACTCATCTGCCCATTCAGAAGAACCATAGGCCGGATCCGCGCCAATGACGTAGACCCCATTCTCGACAGGTAGTTGCCAGATCTGGACCTCTGCATTGTCCTCATTAGTCTCAATAAATTCCGTGTCTTCATAGTGCAGCCCAAACTTGTAGCGGAAGAACAAAGGCTCGGGCATCTTCATCGCGTCCTGGTACGCGAGGTTCACCCGCTCGCCGGAGAAGAACTTCGAACCTGAGAGCTGGAAGGCGTACTCCTCGGTGGGCGGCATCTCCTGCAGCGCCATCATCTCGTCGCCCTTCATCTGCTCTTCGACGTACCAGCGCCACCAGGCGATCTGCTCGGGCTGCACGTTGTAGCGATAGCGCTCGTACACGTCCTTGATCCACACGCGCTCGTCCGAGGTGGGCGTGCCGTCCCAGTAGGTCTTGAAGTCGGTGCTGTTGCGCTCCTTGCGGTAAATCTCGTTGCGCCACCAGCCGATGAAGATCGCGCGCTGCGTCTTGGACTTCTTCGCCGTCTCCCACGTCTCGTAGAACATGTTGTACCCACGCGCGGTGGACTCGAAGATGTAGAGCCGGTTGGGGTTCTGCTGCGCCAGCGTGTTCATCAGCGAGGCGTAACCCTCCTCGTCGCCCCAGCTCGAGCACTCGGTGGCGTGCATGAAGTTGCCGGCCTTACCCCGGCCGAGGTTGCCCTGCTTACGTGTGCCGGCCACCAGGTACACCAGCCGGCTGGAGTTCGCCAGCGTGAGCTGCGTGCGGTTGTGCCCGCCGCCCTTGGGCTTGGCGCTGGCCGGCAGCGAGTCGATGTACTGCGTGAGGTACGAGCGAAAAATCTCTCGGTTCTCGTCGGTGTCGGTGACGAGCAGGCCTTGCAGTCCGGGGTTCTTGAAGAGCCAGTACAGGTCCAGCGCCAGGCTCACCGTGCTGATGCCGAGCTGGCGGCCCTTGAGCACGACGAACGTGTGCACATCCTGCTTCAACCCGGCGGCGACCTCCTGCACGAAGTAGCGCTGTGTGCCAAGGAAGGTGAGCGGCACGCGGCCCTTCTCCTTGGTGTCGACCTTGAGCTTGCTGCAGAAGGCCTCGAAGCGGGCTTGGTCAAAGTCGCTCATGACGCGGGCCCTTCAACGACAGCCACCTTGATAAGCTCGATCACGCCAAGCAGCGTGATGAGGTTGTAGCCGGTATTGAACATGTGGTACTGCTGGCCCTTGCGCATGGCCAAAACAACCACCTCGTCGGCGCCCCAGTCCAGCGCTTCCTTGAAGACGCTCTCGACCTCTTCCTTGCTGCGCGAAGTCTGCACGGCGATTACATTGGTCATGGGCAATGCGTCAGGTAGTGGATCGCCAGCGCGCGCGCCTCGTCGGTCAGCGGCGCGAAGACGCGGATGACGATCATGTCGCGCTGGTAGTAGGTCGCCAGCGCATCGTCGCACGCCGGCAGCTGCAGCTCCACCGGTGTGCGGGCCGCAAGGTCCATCACCGTTGGCGGGTTGGCGTCAATGGTCTCCGGCGCGCGGTAACCCGGCGGGAAATATTGGTTACCCACGGAACATCCCCGGCGGTGCTTGCATGACCTGGCTGCTCTGCTCGGTCTGCGCGACCTTCTGCGCGTGCAGCTGGCCGAGCACGTTGCCGGCGGCCTGGCGGCGAATATGGTTCAGCTCATCCTTTGTCAGGTCGGCGTGGCTGGGCAAGTCCTCGATCAGCCCCTGATGGTACGCCTGCTCGTACAGCGCGTTGGAGATACTCAGCGCGAGCGCGCTCACGTCCGCCGGGGAGTTTTGTGCGGCGTGCGTCGCGTTATTCAACAAATCAAACTGCCGCATAAACCCCGGCGTCTTGATTATCTCCATCGCGAATTTAACCCGCATGTCCATTACGCAGCCGTCGGGCAACGCATTGAGATAAGGGGTCGGGTATTTGAGTGCGGTCATTTAATTCTCCATACACGGGTTGAGGAAGGGGATATTGCTCGTGCAATGAATTTGGTTTTCGGGTGCTCTTTCATATAGGCGTACATCTTTTTGCGCACCGTATTGAATGCCCGGGGGAATCTGCCCGCGCCGCCGACCGGAATCATGTTGAAGGCGTACTCCATGGCGGGGTTGGGGTTCACCTCTGGCGGCTGGCGCTTGGGGACTGGCGGCGGGGCCTTCTCCAACGCAGGCTGAAGCTTGCGCTTTTCAGGCTCGGATTCGGATGGGTGTTCCATGAAGCGGTACTGTACAGCACGGTACGGGGTTGCGGGTCGCTATTCTCGTTTTTCTTTTTGGGGGGCTTGTGAGGGGCCCCCGTTCATCACTGACAAATGTCCAAGGAGTCCCCGGAATCTGTGGGGGAAATGCAACAACTGTGGCGCGGATACCACAAACCGAGCACCGAGAATTGACGAGCGCGCGGTCGCGGCGCCGAAAACGCGCCAGTCGCCAGGCGCCGGGCCCAAATGGGGGCTCGCGGACCAGGAGCGCCGGCCTGGAGCGGGGGCCCGGCGCGCGGGCCGCGAGTAACGCGCCTGGGGCTATCGGAAACGCGTTTTCGATAGAAAAATACAATTGGAAAGCAGCTGCTAAACACCGATAATTCAGTCACCGGGCTACTCCGGTGCAACTGAAGGGATTCAAAAATGGCTCACTCTGACATCCGGCGCGCATATAGCATGCATGTGCTGCGCGCCTACATCGAGGGTTTCACTCCTCTGACAATCGCTCAATTCTCGCGCCGTGCGGGGGGTGCCAAATAATGGCTTACTCTATTCGGGAAAAATTGGCCTATAGCGCCGCCGGCCGGATCATTGCAACTATTGTTCGCAATGCTGTGTTCCCGCAAAGCCGGGTTCACTGGGTGCAGCAAGCTTTCGCAGATATGCGTTTCGGGGGGCTCAAATAATGGCCACCGATCGCATTCTCTCCAATATCGCAGTGCATGGTTTCGTGTGGGCCCGTAACGCCGAAGCGAAGCGATTCCAGCGCGCCGGGCGCAGTGCCCGCGTAGCGCAGACCATGGCGCATATTCTCCTGACTTCCATTCTGAAGGCTAACTATGAAAACCGAGCGCTGGTTTCTATTTGACTGTCACGGCCAGGCTATCGGCCGGCCTGGTGGATACGCGACTAAACGCGGCGCGGACTGGGCAGCTGAAGCGAAAAGCAGTACCGTGCGCGCTGAGATATGGCGCAGGTACTATGCGCAGGAGCACACAGGCAACAATTTAGTCTGGTCCGCGAAGCTTCACGAGGTTTAAAGTACAGTCCGATACCCTGCGCGCAGGGTATCCGACCGGGCTTTTCCGGTGCAACACCTAAGGGTTTTATATGTCTCAATTGTTTGAAGCTTCGCGTCAATGGGCTAACCGGCCGGCGGATCAGCGCTTTACCTCGCTCCATGCGCTGGGCACACATTTTTCCCAGCTGCGCGACGATTCTCGCGCTACTGTTGTCAGTTCGCGCCGGGTCCAGGCCGCGCCGGCTCGTGAAGACGAGAAAAACGGCCTGGTGATTTACGGGCCTAGTGGCTCAGCCTATGCGCCTACGCATCACGCGTTTGGCCAGCTCTCCCAGCTGGCCGGCGCGCCGGCCGGATACTTGCGTACGCTGCCCGCGCCCGTGGCCGCAGACTGCATCAACTATGGCTTGCAATTCTCGCGCGACGTGGAAGACGTCGGGTTACTCTTGCAACGCGGCGGGACCCTGCGCGCTGCGACGGGCCCGCGTTATGGCCGCATCTGGAACGATGATATCGTGCGCGGCCTGGTCGATACTTTTGGCGACGGCATAACTGGTCGATTCAAAGTACCCGGGGAGTTCGGCCAGGATGTCGCAGTTACCAAAGCGAACACCACGCTATACGGCTCTGATCGCGATATGTTCGTTTTCCTGGCAGACGAGCACAATCGCATCAGCATCGACAATCGGCGCGACGGCCGGCCGGGCTCGCTCGCCCGCGGTTTCTTTTGCTGGAATTCCGAGGTTGGTTCGGCGACCTTCGGGATTAAAGCTTTCCTATTCGATTACGTCTGCTGCAATCGCATTGTTTGGGGCGCGCAGGATGTGCAAACCTTGACAATCCGCCACACTGCCAGCGCTCCCGATAAGTTTCTTGAACAGGCCGAGCCCGTGCTCCTGGCGTATGCCAACAGTAGCGCGCACGCCCTGGAAACCACACTCGCAAACGCGCAGCGCGCGCGCCTGGACAATGTAGATGAATGGCTCGCAAAACGCTTTGGCGCCCGCACAGCTGACAAGGTATCGGCCGCGCATATGGCCGACGAAGGCCGGCCAATTGAGACAATCTGGGATGCCGTGACCGGCGCCACAGCATACGCGCGCACCATCGCGAACCAGGATGCCCGCGTAGATTTTGAGACGGCTGCCGGCTCGCTCCTGGACCTTGTTTAACCCCTAACCCTAACCAGGCCCGGCCGCTAAAAACGCGCCGGGCTTTTTTCTATGTATCACCTAACCCTGAAGTCAACCAATAGCAAAACGGGCCCGATACCGGTAAGTGTTTCGAGCGCTGAGACATGCCCCAGCGCGTGCCCATTGTCCGCGGGCGGATGTTATGCCCAGGGGGGCCCGCTCGCCATTCACTGGCGCAAAGTCACCCAGCGCGAGCGCGGGACTGACTGGCGAAAATTCTGCAAAGCGATCGCCGGGCTACCGGCCGGCCAGCTGTGGCGCCACAATGCGGCCGGCGACTTGCCAAGCAAGGATCGCGTGCACATTGATCGCGTGAAGTTCATGGGCCTGGTTATGTCTAACGTCGGCCGGCGCGGTTTTACGTACACCCACTACGATCCGCGCGCCGGGGAAAACGCTGCACTCTTGTTTCGAGCGAACGCGGCCGGATTCACAGTCAACCTATCGGCCAATAATCTGGTGCACGCGGATCAACTCGCCGACTTGGCTTGCGGGCCTGTGGCCGTGGTGATGCCTGAAGACTGCGCGCGGCGCACGCTGACGCCGGCCGGCCGGCCAGTAGTGCAGTGCCCTGCGACGTATCAGGAAGGCCGCAGCTGCGACAATTGCGCGCTATGCGCATCAGCCGAGCGCAGCGTTATCGTCGGGTTTCCTGCGCACGGATCAGGGAAACGCAAAGCCGAATCCGTTATCCGTTTGTACAGGAGCGCAGACCATGCACAGGCTAATTAAGGCTATCGCCTGGGTGTCTACCATGACTTGCGGGCTCGCCTTAATGCTGGGCTCGCCTGACGCCGACGGGTTACTCCTGGGGCTCACACTCTTCGCGCTGGGTTTTGCTTTGGTATTTGACTAGCGCGCCAGTAGCACATAAAAAAGCCCGCAGCTGCGGGCTTTTTTACGCCTGGCTCGCGCTCCTGGCTCGCGCTCCTGGCTCGCGCTCCTGGCTCGCGCTCCTGGCTCGCGCTCCTGGCTCGCGCTCCTGGCTCGCGCTCCTGGCTCGCGCTCCTGGCTCGCGCTCCTGGGATTTTGTGGCTTTTACGCCACACCCGCTCCAGGACCAGGGTTCCCTAAATGCCTGTGGATAACTCCTATGTAAGGGGCCCTTTTTAAAATGAAAAATTCCAAGCTCTGGGCCCGATTCGCCGGTCTGCATGCGCGAGCCCTTTTCCCTATGTTCTCCTTCTCCAACCTACTTCTCAACCTTCCCTACAGAACGCTATACTATATATAGCAAGCCCCCTGTATTACCCTACTGTCCCACTTTACTATTTCTATAACCATCCACTTAGTAAAAGGTTGGAGAATGGAGAACATAAGAGGCGCATCAGAGGGAAAACTGCGTTCTCCAACCTGTTTTTGAGGTTGGAGATGCTCCAACCTAGGTTGGAGAACCTACGCCCTCCCCCCGCCAAATACGCAAATTGCGTCCCTCACGCCCCCG